AGCCGGCGGCGGTACAGGCGTAGCACCTGTCGTAACCGTTGAGGCAGAAGCCGGAGCGGTACAAAATACCGGGATGGAAACGGCTTACCTAACAGGTACCGTATCTAAGTACGCAGGCATGAATACGATTAGCGTAGAATTGTTAGAGCGCTCAGATCCTAATTTCTACGCAGAGCTAACAAATCAATTACAAAATGCATATCTAAAGACTCTCGATACGACCGTACTAGCTGCTCTTATCGCGGCTGGTCAATATAGCTCAGGATGCGATGCAGACTCCGCAGGTATTATCGAGTTTGCCTCAGACTCAGCTCGTAAGGTTTACGAAGCTACGGGTTACTTTGCTAATAACTACATCGCCAATGGATCACAATGGCAGCTACTTATGGGCGCTACAGATACTACCGGGCGACCAATTTACTCAGCATCTCAGCCAATGAACGCAGGCGGCTTAGTGCAACCGGGATCAATTCGAGGCAACGTACTCGGACTAGATCTTTATGTAGATAAAAACTTTACCGCTACTACAACTATCGACGACTCCGCGGTTATTTTGGCACCGGAAGCATTTACGGTTTACCAATCACCTACCGCGTATATGTCAGTAAACGTAGTATCAAACCTACAAGTACAGGTAGCCATTTATGGTTACATGGCCACTATTGCGAAAATGCCTAAGGGTATTGTTAAGTTTAATCTTAACTAAGCAAAAAAACTAATAGTCGGTAGGGCTCTTAGCCCTTTGAGCCCTACCGGCCCTTTTTAAGTGAGGAGTATAAGATGCCTGCCACGTACGTAACCGAAGCCGAGCTACGCGCTAACCTCGGCATCGAAAACCTTTACTCGTCGGATATCGTCGAGACGTGTTGCCAAGCTGCTCAAGATTTACTCAACCAATTTTTATGGTTTGACTCTGCACCGGTAGTCGGCACCGCGCTACAAAATAACGTAGCTACGGTAATGATTGCTAACCCTGCAATATTTAATACCGGGGACTCTATAACCTTGAGTGGGTGCGGCTCAACTTATAACGGTACCTATACAGTTACCGGCACGATCCCGTGGACGGCCGGCACTACTACTCAGTTTCCATCGATAGCATTTAATAATATGGCGTTTAATTGGCCTAACGGATATAGCTTTATACAGTTTGCTAAAACCGCAGCTAACGCTAATTTTACGCGAGTGCTCCCTTATGGCCAAGCAATAGGGGCAGACACAAAAACAAACTCGTACGCAACTACTCCGGCCGTGCGTGAGGCTGCGATGATTTTGGCCGTAGACATTTTCCAAGCCCGGCAAGTCAGCCAAACCGGCGGCGTATCGATCGACGGCTTTAGTCCTAGCCCTTACCGTATGGGTAATAGCATGATCGGCAAGATCCGGGGCCTCATCGCCGGCTACACTAACCCTAATGCGATGGTCGGATAATGCCTGCACCTATTACTACTTTACGCGCCTCACTAGCTGCGGCCCTTGCTAATACAAACGTTTGGAATACCTACAGTTTTCCGCCTGCAACTATCACCGCTAATAGTGTGATCGTATCGCCGGCAGATCCGTACATAACACCGACTAATAATGATTACGCCAATATCTCGCCGATGGCATCCTTTCGTATTATTTGTAATGTGCCTATGTACGACAATCAAGGCAATCTACAAGGCATCGAGTCGATGGTTTGCGCCGTATTCCAAAAGTTAGCTGCATCGCCAATCGTTATGAATATCGGCGCGGTAAGTGCTCCGAGCGTTTTAACGGTGCAAAGCGGCGATTTACTAACTACAGACATTACTATCTCAATACTAACCGAGTGGAGTTAAGCATGAGCCTAACCGATGAAGATATCGCCTTTCTTATCAAGATAGGGCAGATCACCGAAGCACCAAAAAAAGAAACAAAAACACATACACCTACTACAGAGAAAAGCGAGGAATAGGCGATGGCCGTATTTCTATCAAACGGAGTAGTCGTAACCCTTAACTCGGTTGCACTCTCTGATCACGTAACAAGCGCGACAATTAACCGCGTATTTGAGGAGCTGGAGATAACGGCCATGGGTGACTCGAGCCGGAAATTTACAAAAGGTTTGGAGACAAGCACGATATCTCTAGACTTTTTGAGCGATACCGCAGCGGCAAACGTAAACGCTACGTTGCAGGCAGCTTGGGGCACGACCGTACCAATCACGCTAAAACAAACTAGCGCGGTCACCTCAGCTACTAACCCTCAGTACGCGACTACGATCCTAGTAAATAACACTACAGATATTAACGGCGCCGTCGGAGATATTGGTACTCAGAGCATCACGTTTACGTGCAACTCACCAATCGTAATTACTACTAGCTGATAACAAAGAAAAGGGGCAAAAAATGGCACGACTCAAAATAACAAGGGCTACAGGCGAGGTAACAGAGCACCAAATCACGCCGCGTATTGAGTACGCCTTTGAGTTATACGCAAAGCAAGGCTTTCATAAGGCCTTTAGGAACGAGGAGCGGCAGACAGATGTCTATTGGTTAGCGCATGAGTGCCTAAGATCGGCAGGCGTTACCGTAGCTATGTTTGGGCCCGAGTTTTTAGATACGTTAGTAAAGGTCGAGGTACTAGACGACGAGCCTTTAAGCTAGGGCGCGGCACTCTAACTTATTTGGTAGCGCAACTATCAATACGGTTAGGGGTCGCGCCTCAAGCGATACTCGATCTCGAGCCCGAGATGTTTAAGATGTTAGTCAAAGTATTAAACGAGCAAGCGGAGGAGTCTAAAAATGTCGGTAAAGCTAGACGGCGTTAAAGAGACTATTCGCGCGATGCGTAAAATAGATCCCGAGTTATTAAAAGAGATGAATAAAGAGATTAAAGGCATCATGATCCCGATACGGGATAAAGCTCGAGAGTACGCGCCTACCGCTGCTCCGGGTGGCCTTTATAATTGGGATGAGGGCAAGTACACTAAAAAAATTACTGCCCGTAATTCTGCCTTTAGGACTTTTAATAATGAGGGTAGTTTACGCCGTTTTCCTCTTTATCAAGCGGAGGTAGCACGTAAAGGTATCTATTACACCGCAGCGCCAAGTAAGCGTAACCGTAATGGATGGAGCTCTCAATACATCGTAGCTAACGCCTCGGCAAGTGGATCGATTTACGAAACGGCCGGACGTAAAAACCCCGGAGGAGACCCTAAGAGCAAATCAAATAACCCGGGTGCCGGTGCAAACTTTATTAGCCGGATGGGTCCTTTATATGGAGATGGCAATAGCCGCGGACGTTTAATTTTTAGAGCGTGGGCAGAAAATCAAGGCCGCGCTCAAGCTGCCGTAGTGCAAGCTATCCAAAATACGATCGCTGCCTTTAACCAAGGCCGTTACCGTAAGGCAGCATAATGGCCAAATTACCGGATTTATTAGTTAGTGCCGTTACTACTTTTGACGGTAAAGCCTTAGCTAAAGGTCAAAAACAAATCGGCGGCTTTGAGAAAAGCGTAAAAAATTTAGCTAAAACTTTTGGTCTTACTTTTAGCGCAGCGGCTATGTTGTCCTACGGTAAAAATGCCGTTAAAGCTTTTGCAGAAAACGAAAAGTCCGCCAAACGCTTAGAGATGGTATTAAAAAATATTGGCTTAGGCTTTGATACCGCCGCTATTGAGAAAAACCTAGGAGATATATCCGCCAAATTTGGATATGAGGGCGAGATCCTACGCGAGGCTTTTCAGAAACTTATAACCGTAACCGGTGATACAGCTAAGGCTCAAGATTTACTTAACCTTTCGCTTGACATAGCCGCCGGATCGGGTCAAGATTTACTAACTGTTAATCAAGATTTGGCAGGTGCGTTAGTAGGTAATACAAAGGGGTTAAAAAAATATAACCTAGGCCTTACTCAAAGCGAATTATCCACTTTAGACTTTAACGATGCCGTCGTATTATTGACTAAGACTTTTGCCGGGGCAGGTGAAGCCGAGCTTAATACTTACACCGGAAAGATGCGAGTATTAAGAGAAGCCGCCGATAGTGCTGCTGAGGAGATCGGTCGAGGTTTGCTTAGTGCTATTACGAGCTTAGCCGGATCTGAGGATAATTTAGATCCGCTCATCGACAAGATGAATAAACTCAGCGTAGCCACGGGAGATTTTATTGCTTTACTTTTTGGCGGTAAAACTAAGGATGGTTATAGCCTTAAAGATGCTTTAGATATCGTATTTACCGGCGGCGTTAAAGGTTTTGGTAATCGATCTTTATCAGCTAGTAATCCGGATACACAAAGAGCAGATGCAGCGGCAGCGGCTAAGGCGGCAGCCGAAGCGGCTAAACGTGAAAAAGAACGCCTAGCCCTACTAAAAAAGCAAGCACTTTTAGAAAAAAATAAACTTTCGTTATCAAAGGCTGCGGCGGTGTTTGACACTAACCGCATCTCAATCGCTGCGGCTCTACGTGCTACCTACGACAAAGAGACGATCCTACGCCTTGAGGCTTTACAGGCCATCGAGGAGGATAACGGCGAGTTAGCCCTTAAGAAAATTAACGAGCTTGCAGCCCTGCAAAAAAATACAGACATGGCCAAATTAGCCGGTATTAAAGAAATAAGTAACGAGACTTTAACGGCTCTTAACAATCAATTACTAAATGAGCTTTACAATATTGATAAAACAAAAATGGCGGAAGCTGATAAAGAATTATTACGCGAGGAAGCGTTTAAGAAATATAACGCCGCTATAACGGCGGCCGGAAAATTAGCAGCTCAAGAGTCTTACGATGAGGGGGTACGCACTCAA